GTAGATGATTTAGTTAATGGAGCTTCATCAGGTGATGCAGTATTTAGAAAACCTGCTTCAAGCGGTGCTTTCAGATGGACAGTTGATGGAGGTTCGACTTCAGCTTTAGTAATAGCCTCCACAGGCGCAGCTACCTTCTCCTCTTCGGTGACGGCAACAGGTTTAACTTTATCTTCTGCATCTACTCCAGTACTACAAATAATAGATACTACAAATAGTAAAAGTTTATTATTTGGTGCAGACGATAATAATACTTTTATTCGTTCATCTACTTCAACACCTATATTATTTCAAGTAAATGGCGGAGATTCTGCTTTAACTCTAGCCTCCTCAGGCGCAGCTACCTTTTCCTCTTCGGTTTCAGTTGGTGAAGATATAAACTTAAACAGAGCAGATTCACCTGCAATTGTATCAACAAATAATCAAGCTATCCGTTTGGTAACAAATGGATTTACTGCTCAACTAAGAACGGATGGTGTATTTGCTAACTCCCAAGGGTTTAGAACAGACGGATTTATACAATCAGTAAATTTAGCAGTTGGTTCATCTTTTTATAATTCTACACCTCCAACAAATGGTGCAATTATTCAAGGAAATGTTGGGATTGGTACCACATCACCTCTTGGCAATTTAGATGTATCAACATTAGGTAATACATCAGTAAACATAACAGCAGGAAGTACAGGATTATCAAGATTAATTTTTGGTACTACATCAGGCAACAATAGAGGATTTATTGATTATGATAATACTTCTTCTGTTAGAGCAATGATTTTCCGTACTAATGAGTCTGAGGCTATGCGAATAATAAATGGTGGCAATTTGCTTGTAGGATTTACCTCAGCATTTGGAAAGGCATCATTTAACGTAGATGCATCTGCTCCTGCTTCATCAGGGAATATGGTAAACGGAGTAACAATTGCCAATACTCCTTTTGGTAGAGCAATTAACCTTGGGGTAAACGAAGGAGGTGCATATAACTATATTCAGTCGTCTTATGTTAATAATGCTGATGTTGGAGTAAACTTAGCATTTTTTACAGGAGCCACCGAACGAATGCGTATCACCTCAGGCGGAAATGTTGGGATTAATACGACTAGTCCAAGCTACCTTTTTACTGTTGGTCAAGCAGGTACTACCCAAGATAGTGTTATACAAATAGCTTCCACTACTAATGGAACTGGTAGTCTATATTTTGGAGATACAACAGGAACCTTTTTTACTTCTCGTATGGGAGGATTTCAGTATTCTCATTTTAATGACCTAATGGTATTTATTACCAATGCAACTGAACAAATGAGAATATTATCAAACGGAAATCTTTTAATTGGAACAATAACTGACACAGGAGATAAATTAAGAGTAAACGGTAACACCTTTACCAACACAATTACTACTTACAGGCCTGGAGTTAACACGATTAAGAGTGATGCGTGGAAATTAGGAAGAGCCGCACTAGGAACTCAACCCACAGAAACACATCAGATAACCGTAGAAATAGGTGGGGTTTCTTATGTCATTGGAGCAGCGCAATTATAAAATAACTTTAAACAATAAAAAAAATGAAAACAATCGAGCCAGTAGCAATCTGGGACAACGGACAAACAGTAGAGGCAACTATCTTAAACGCTTACGCTGTAAATGTTACACTAGGAACAAGTGCAACATTCTATTATCAACTACTATCTGAAACAGCAGAGGGTAATGTAGGCCAACAAGTGGCACAAGGAAACCTACTTATGTCAGGTGAAGCTTATCAAGAGTGGAATCAAGATGAGTTCGCATGGGAATGGGTTGCAGAACAACTGAACCTAACCATCACAGGTGACTATGTGCCACCAGTTCCTCCAACTCCTGTAACCGAAGAATAAAATGTCAAAAATAAGCTCATACTCAACAGACAACACAGTCTCCTATAGTGACAAGCTTATTGGTACTGATGCTCAGGACAGCAACAATACTAAGAACTTCACTATCGGTAGCATCCTAGCTATGCCTCTACCATCCGTGCCTGTTTACGCTAACAACGCAGCAGCATTAGCAGGTGGTCTTGTGGCAGGGAACGTGTACCGAATCACAGGGACAGACCAACTAGGGGTGGTGCATTAAGCACCTCCCCACTAAAATTTAATCTAATGGACATAAGAAAAATATCAATAGGCCCAGATTATAAGGGTGGATCAATGCATTACATCGTAGGTCAGAAGGTGCTTGGTGATAGCCATGAGATTCATCTCATTAAGTTTACCATAGACACAGGAGCCATTAGGATCTATATTATAAACGAGAAGCAGGAGGTAGTACTCTGGAAGGAGTTCAACTATACTATGCCTGTTGCAATTGAATACAATATAAACTACTAATGCAGTCCCCATTTGATTTTATCGTGAGGCCAATTAATGGCGAGCGATACAACAACACCAAGGATATTGGTGGAATTGATTTCATTGTCAACACATCAGAGGAAGACCACAGGTTCTCCAACAGATATGCTGAGGTGATTGAGGTGCCCTATGGATACGATGGTCCTGTGCAGCAGGGTGATACACTATTAGTACACCACAATGCGTTCAAGTTCTACAATGACATTAGAGGCAGACGTAAGAGTGGTAGGTCATTTTTTAGAGACGATAAGTTCTTCATTGAGCCTGATCAGTTTTTCATGTACCGCAGAAACGGCACATGGAACACCTATGACAGGTACTGTTTTGTTAAACCTATCCCAGCAATTGAGTCGTATATTAAGAAGCCATTCACTCACGAGCCTCTCATGGGTGAGATGGTGTATCCTAATGCCTACCTCCTATCTCAGGGTATAAGAGCTGGTGACCTAGTCTGCTTTAAGCCAGACAGTGAGTATGAGTTTGATGTGGATGGGGAGAAGCTGTATAGAATGTTTGACCATCAGATAACTATCAAGCTATGAGAGACCCGAAAGAAATTAAGCTGAAGATAATTGAGGCAGGGCACCAGGCTGTAGAGCAGCTCATTAAGGTAGCCAAGGAGGCCATCATTAAGAATGAGGATGAGGATGAGCTATCTGCTGACAGGTTAAAGAATGCCGCAGCGACAAAGAAGTTAGCCATCTTTGATGCGTTTGAGATTCTCAATAGGATAGAGGCTGAGCGTGAAGCTATTGATATGCTGGACAAGGGAGTGAACAGAACAGAAACCAAACAAGGATTTGCAGAGCGAAGGTCTATATCGAATCGTTAAGGATCACGTACCACAGAACTCTTTAAATAAAAAGAATAGTGGTAGGACATGGATGTACGGCTACAATGAGCAGTACGACATGGTGGTTATATCTAGGACCGGAGAGATAGGTGATATCATAAATATCTCAGGGCTGTATGTGGCCTTACCTAAGGCACCTAAAGATTGCTACTCAAGGAGTAAGAACATTAGGGATCAGTACTGGGAGAGGCAGGAGCTGCCAAAGGAGCTATCCAAGATACAGTCAATCTTTCACTGGAATGAGATGCCTGCTGAGTTTAAAGACAGGTGGGTAGACTACATTGAGGCTGAGTTTAACAGGCGTGAGGATGGCATGTGGTTCATGAACAATGGTGAGCCTACATACATCACAGGATCTCACTACATGTACTTACAATGGTCTAGCATTGACGTTGGATATGCAGACTACCGTGAGGCCAACCGCATATTCTTTATATTCTGGGAGGCATGCAGAGCAGACACTAGGTCATTTGGAATGATATACCTAAAGATTAGACGCTCAGGGTTCTCGTTCATGTCATCATCTGAGTGCGTTAACATAGCCACTCTTGCTCGTGACTCTCGTGTTGGTATCCTATCAAAGACTGGTGCCGATGCTAAGAAGATGTTCACTGATAAGGTGGTCCCAATAAATAGCAGGCTACCATTCTTCTTTAGACCTATTATGGATGGTATGGACAAGCCAAAGACTGAGCTTGCGTACCGGGTCCCTGCATCTAAGATTACTAAGAAGAACATGTCCACTGTCGGAGACAATGATGTGCTTGGTCTTGACACCACCATTGACTGGAAGAACACTGAGGAGAACTCTTACGATGGTGAGAAGCTACTATTCTTGGCGCATGATGAGAGTGCTAAGTGGACTAAGCCAAATAATATTCTCAACAACTGGCGAGTGACCAAGACCTGTCTCAGGGTTGGCAGCAAGATTATTGGCAAGTGCATGATGGGATCTACATCTAATGCGTTGAGCAAGGGTGGAGACAACTATAAGAAGCTATACGATGACTCAAATGTATTAAGTAGGAATGCGAATGGACAGACTAAGAGTGGCCTATACTCATTGTTTATACCAATGGAGTGGAACATGGAGGGATTCATTGATAGGTACGGCATGCCTGTACTTAGAAAGCCTAACGCTCCTATCCTTGGTGTTGACAACCAGATGATACGTAATGGTGCTATAGACTACTGGGAGGCAGAGGTGGACTCATTGAAGAATGATGCCGATGCACTCAACGAGTTCTATCGCCAGTTCCCTCGCACGGAGAGCCATGCGTTCAGGGATGAGAGCAAGTCATCTATCTTTAACTTGACCAAGATATATCAGCAGATTGACTACAACGACTCAATGATTGAGGGCCAGATGATTACACGTGGCTCATTTCACTGGAAGGATGGGGAGAAGGACAGCAAGGTTATATGGACACCTGACCAGCGTGGCAGGTTCTTAATTAGCTGGGTGCCTCCTACCAACATGCAGAACAATGTGGTGACTAGGAACGGAATGAAGTATCCTGGCAACGAGCACCTTGGCTCATTTGGCTGTGACCCGTACGATATCTCTGCGGTTGTAGGTGGAAGGGGATCTAATGGTGCGTTGCATGGTATGACTAAGTACCACATGGACGATGCTCCTGCGAACCAGTTCTTCTTAGAGTACATTGCTAGACCACAGACTGCTGAGATATTCTTCGAGGATGTGCTGATGGCCTGTGTGTTCTATGGCATGCCGATGCTTGCGGAGAATAACAAGGCACGTATACTGTACCACTTTAAGAACAGGGGCTACAGAGCGTTCTCATTGAACAGACCTGACAGGGTGCTAAACAAGCTGAGCAAGACAGAGCGTGAGCTTGGTGGTATACCTAACTCAAGTGAAGAAGTGAAGCAGGCACACGCCTCTGCTATTGAGTCGTACATTGAGAAGTTCATCGGGTTTGACATGACAT